ATCTGTAGGTCGGTGTCTTGGTGCCCACGTATTTGTCCTGGTTTTTGGGAGAGAACTTGCCCCTAGCAAATCTCGGTAACATTAGTCTATGATGTTTCTAGATACCGTCTCTTTGGTGGCGAGTGTTTTCCTAACACCTAACCTACTTGACTTGTATCTGTTGGCGTTTAATATTATTGTGATCAGTTCAGACAGCAGTGCCGGGGTGGCGTATGTCAGTTGATCTAATATCTGTTGAGGTTTGATGTTGTCAATTTTGGCCTGGGACATGATCGCATATGCAGTGGCTTCTGCGGCCTCCCGGGAGAAGTTCCGCTTAACAAAGAAAGCGATTGTGCTGTCGTATTCTCCAACATTGAATTCGTATTCTGTTTCGTAATCACTTGTTGTCAACTTTTTTATGGTCTCGGATAATTGGTCTTCGTCTTTGGCCGGTAAGTTGGTGTAAAATTCCGTCATTATATGTTTGCCTTCTCTGTTGCTACTTCAACATCTTGTGTCTGTCTAGTGATCTTTATATATCCTTCGGTTACTAATTTCCTTATATCTGTGATTGCTTTACTCGTATAAACATTTTTTACATTAGTAGAAGATGCTTCGTATTCAATGTTTGATTCCGCTATTGTGAGACCTTTACGAGACCCTATGTCTCTGTAGTAAAGTGCGGCCGCTATCTCATCTCGCACACTTGTGTTGTTTGAAACAAGATTGAAGGATTCGTCTGCGCCTAAAAATGTTATATTATCAACGGTGGAGTTTGATATCACTGTATTGTTTGCTTGGTTAGTGTTGTCCGATGTACCCCTAGCAGTCGCCGCCGCGGCAGATGCCGCCAGCACTGCGGCACCAACGCTGAACTGTGCCACAGGATTTGTAATTGATCCTGCCTGTTTTCCCACTTCAAGCACACCGTCTTTGGCTATGCCTTTCAGTTCTTCCTTTACATCTTTCTTTTTGATTTTTTTTGCGTTGTTGTAGGTGTTAGATGCCGATAAGATAGCCCCCAAGATATTTCCTGATTGCACATTACGTATAACAGAACCAACTCCGTCCACAACACCCCCTGGACCAAATATACTATTTGTTCCGCCACCTAACACGGTCAAAGGACTTGGAGAGTTGTCATAGTTTATTGTTGCAAAGCCAGGCACGTTATTTTTGTTTACAATACCAGACTTGTATATTACGGTCTCATATAATATCTGCATGGTGTTATTCATCACACCTGCTCCGTCTGCCTGGTCGAGATTATCATGAGAAAACGATCCTATCACAGGATTCACTAAAGTCATTGATGTAAATCTTTGTTTGTGTAACACAAATATCTCTATGCCTTTCAGATAAGGCCTACTTCTTTTACGCGGTGTGTCCATGCCAAACTTTGTTGTGACCCTTTTATCACCGTAATCATAGTAATCATCTTTTGTGTTTGAAATGGTCAGATCGCTGTTCATGTTGACCGAGTCCGCTATGTTGTATTCGTAATATTTTTTCCAGAAAGCGTTCACGGTATCTGCATGGTCGTCGTGGAATGTTATGTTAACTGGCTCATAAGCAATCCTGTTTGCCGCGTACATTTTCTTATTGTACTGAATTTTTTCCTCATAACTCATGTTGTACTTTGGAAGGTCACATGATTTTACAAGCATGTTAAGTTGGTATCTTTCATTTGCATTGAACTTGTCTACCATTAGTTCCTCGTCCGTGTTGAAAACCACATGAAACAGGAACTTCTGCTTCGGCATCAAATTAAAATTATTATCGATGTACAACCTAGAAGCGTGTTGGTAGTCTTTCATACCCGGTAATCCGTCTTGGAAACCTTTTAAGAAATTGTTTATGCTTGGCATACTGTTATTTATAGTCACAAAAAAAGCGCCATATAAAGGCGCTTTTGATGTTTATAATTGCTAACTTAATTTTTATTGACCACCGCCAGTACTTAAAGTACCCACAGTTCTGGCTACCGCCGTTCCAATTCCTGTTCCTGTTGGAGTCTGGATCGCGTTGTCGTATCTAACTGACATAGTGATAGTCGCTGGATCTGAAGTTGCGTATGCCAACGTGTTGTAGTTCACGTTTTCTACATATGCACCGTACAATTCAAATGTTTCTAGCACATTTGGTGCACTTGCTCCGTTACCACCGTCAAGCATTTCAATCCTTGCAGTGAATTTGTAGTCGATACCTGATGCCGCACTTGATTGTTCAAAGAAGTCAAACTGTTTCTGGATCTGCTCTCCAACCAATTTAGTCACAGAGTTGTTGACGTCATCTCTTAGATTTATTGTGATTGGATCCCAAGTGTGTTTACCTGCAACATAAACTTTTGAGTTGTACACGTCTAGTGTCACGTTGTCAAAAGTCAAGTTTGGTCTTGTGATATCGATAACTTGTTTTGTAAGTTCCGATCTCGGTGTTGATACTCCAAAGTTCTCCAGGATCGCTCTAAAACGATACTGTAGTTTTGGCATCAATAGACCTTGTGATGCTGAACTCTGATCGTTTGCTAGTGGTACTGTGAATTTTGATAAAGTTGATATTGCCATCTGTTTCTCCTATTTATTCAAAATTAGTTCCCTAACTTTGCAATTTCTCCTGTGTTTTTGATTCTCAACGGTATGTAAATGAACTCAACTGATTTGATCGGCTCAATTGCTATGTCTACATACAGTTCATTTCTGTCAATCCTTGTAGGTGTGTTGTTTGTGTCATCACAAACTACTAGGAAGTCAAATAATGCTCTCTGACCAACAAGTTCTAACAAGAATGATTCTACTGCTTGTTTGATTTCATTTCTTGTCAATTCGTCATTTGGTTCAAAGATGAATGGTTTTGCTATAGCATCTAATTGTGATCTTAGATACACTGCTAGTCTTGAAACGTTTATTCTGTCTAACGCCGAACTTGCTGATGTCTTAGTCAAGTTACCGAAGTTAACAATTCCTGCACCTGAGAAGAAAGTGATTGGGTTCACTTTTACCTCGTGCATTGAATCTCTCACTGACTCCGTAACAGATATAGTTTGGAACTCTCCAGACGCTGTGTCGATGTAACCAACCGATGTAGCATTGTCAACGATACCTCTCCTTGTTCCTGATGGCGCGAACCATGGGAATGCGATGTTATCATTGTTTGCTAGTGTTCTCAACATCATGTGTGATGGTGGAACAACAATTGATTTTCCTGTGTTGTCTGTAGTCAAACCAGACGGATAAAACACACCCAAGTAGTCATTTGAACTTATTAGGCCATCTTCACCGTTGTCAAGTGCTGACGCAGTGTTGTTCGCCCAGTTCTGGATTGCAGTTGATGTACCTTCTAATCTTAAAGGTGTATCACCTACTACAAACGCTGTGTTGTTTCTGTCTGTGTTTAAGTTAATCATGTTTTGAATCAGTTCTGGGTAACCAGGTGTTGCGATAACATTGTATCCTCTTTGGTCTTCTCTTATCGCTTGGTTAGTGTCGATCTCTGATTTCAACTGTTCAACAATCACTTTTCTCTGTGCTTTTCTACCAAAAGATCCAGAGCCGTCTGCGTTGTTGCTAGATTTCGTAACCCATCTGTCTGGGAAGTAAGTTGCAACTGATTCGTTGCCTTTTCTCACGTTACCTAAACCTGCTGATCCGCTTCCTGGATATTTCGTAGTTGTTATGTAATTGTTCTTGTACTCTTTAACGTTGTAGCCTGATCTTCTTGTGTTCCATAACAAGATACCCTGTGGGTAGTTGTCTGGGTTTGGTGCATCTGGATCTAGGAAGTCATCACTTAAAAGATCTTTGATTGTGCTGAAAGTACCTGCACCACCTGTTGACGATGAATCTGCCTTCTCTGCATCAGTGTGTAATCTTGCATCTGCAAACACGATTCCATCCTCAGTTGTTTGGTCTGCTTTGTCAACTAGTTCCCACGCCGCACCTGTTGTAGTAACTGCAACTTGGTTGGCTGTGTTTGTTGAACTCAAAGTTGCTGATGTGTTGTATTTGTAAAGTTTTGGATAGTTCTCAAGATCACTTGTGTCAATCCATAAGTCATTTGTTACAAGTGCAGTACCATCTGATTGTGTAGTTGGTGCTGTCGCTGAGAACTGTGGACCATTTGGATCTGTTGTAGCGTACACTTGAGCGTAACCTTTCCAAGTTGTTCCATTGTGTACCATGATGTCTGCTTCGTCGGTTGAAGTGTCATACCATAATGTACCATCCGCTGGTTCTTGTGTAGGTGCACTTGTAGACGCAGTGTAACTCAATCTCTTCCAGTTACTTGCCACGATACCTGTGTTGGCAGTTGAGTCAATAGTGTCACCTGTTGGTAGGTCATACAAGTTGTCAATTAATGTTGCACTG